TCTTCAGTAAAATCTTGAGTCATTTTTCTGCTCCTACTGTGTAAATTTTAAATTTGGTCCTTCAACATAAACATATACTTCACTTTGTGGGTCTTCAATATCAATTCTAAATTGATAATATCTCCCTATAATAATGCAAGCTAATATCTCAAGTCTGCTGACCGAATTGACTACAGTTATATCCGGTCCATAGGAAAGAGACATTTCCACTTTAGGAGCGGCACTCAGTTCAAATATTTCGCGCCATTTTTTTGTAGTCACTCCAACTTCACTCCATTTTACTGGAGCGGGCAGCTGGTCGCTCCACAGTGTGCCTTCACCTGTGATGATAATATCATTTATAGAGTAAACCAAATATTTTTCAGACGCCCCTAAGTCTATTATTGGAGACAACCACGACCCAGTATAATCTTGCCCAACATGGTTACACTTTATATATGCATCACCTGCATATAAGACGGGTGAAACATTATCTGAAAAATCACCTTCAAGGATGCACACATCGTCAATAAACCAACTACCAGAAGTTTGCCCCGTTGGAGAAGTCAATTGAATATACGCTCCCGCCCCTCCGCCGACACCTCCTTCTGTATAGTCAAAAATAATTTCATTCCATGTATCTTGAGTTAGCCCCGTAACCTCTTGGTCATAAGCCCAGCCTGTATTATCTCCCTTTCTTATTTGTACCTGGAGGCTGGTTGAGTCATCGGGAAAAACAAAAATACTCACTCCATGTTTTTGCCCACTTTCAGTAGTAAACGTATCGCCTTTAATTCCTTCACCTGCTGCATTCACTGTAAATTTTCTACTAAAGTTTTCACCATGTATCTGTTGACTACTTCTCTCATTTGCAGTTGGTGTTCCTACGCTTGCCCAATTGGAGTCAAGCTCCATATCTCCATTGGTAACCAGATTATTAAAAAGTCGGGTAGTTATCACAGAGTAATCATCTGGCGGGTCAGGCAGTGTTACTTGCACAGAAACTGGGCTTGCTCCATAAGCATTATTCGTCCCAAGAGTATTACAAAAAATTGTATGTGTGCCAGGCTTAACTAAGTTGAAAACAAGATTCGGGGACCGCAGTGAAGCTAAGAATACTCCACCAGACCATGAAGCACCCAGCCTAAATTCATAGACCTCAATATCGTCATCATATATTTTTTGACTAAAAAGAGATAGTCCATTATTCCTTGATAAAATATAATGAAGAGTAGTTAAAGAAGGAGGTAGCGTACTTGACTGACCTGTAGCAAGTTGAGCTACTTTCCAGTCATTATTGTCACTCTGTTTTACTCCCCGGATTGAAACTACCTTTAATCGAAAATAATATATGGCTCCTTCTTGTAAAGGTTCGACTTTAAAGTCATCTACCACCGGAAATAGGAAAACCCAATTTATATTGTCAAAGCTCTGCCATACTTCTACGTGATCAAACCAAACATAATCCGGAGGAGTAAAGTAAATTAAAAAGCGACTCTCTGACCTCATCCTGTAACTATATACCTCCTCAACTACAGAAACATTCGTGACAGGAGGAGGCTCATCAGTAGGGTCAGGAAGAGTTACACTGTAAATAGTTTCAGTAGCAAGATCATACACATCATTATATAAAACTAGGTCTTCGTACTGCAAAACCAAATCAATTAATCCATCTTGCCTTATTGAGCTTTCTACTACTCTCATATAAGTTTCTTGGATATTTAATGCAGTAGTCTCAAAAGAGACAACATCATGCGGCTCTAATTTTAAACAGTCATCCCTAACAGGTATAGAAATTGTACGATCAAGCTGTTGTCTCTCAAGCATATAATATCCAAGGTCTGCTGCTTGCTGTCTACTGTGACATCCTAATAGCTTATAGTCATCGACCTTTCCAAGTGCATCCCCAATCAAAACTCCATCAGTGGTATACTCCTTATCAGGGTCAGTAAACATTACATTTAGCCCTGCGGCTTTTTGTAATTTTGAAGGTTGACTTATAGAAATTAAAGCCTTACCAGTTTCTGTTCTCAATATATGTTGATCCTCTATAGTCATTACAGATGACTCGTAGTTAAGGTCTGCATAGCGAAGATAAAATTTGCCGTCATACCATTGGAGAGTTCCCCTCATTAATGCGAGCATATTATTCAGCACATCTTTCTTTTTGTCTGCCTTAAAAATTACCATGTTAATTGTCCAGCCTTTCGTATCGCAGTAATTAGCGGCAGAGATAAAAGAATCAGTATCAAATTTGCCTGCATTAATTCCCATCCCATATCTTCCATTCATTAGCCAATCCCATACTGCAAGGGCAATATTATCACTCCATGCAGTTGAGCCATCTCTCGGGTCATATAATAATCTGCCTTTAATTACCGTCTGTCGCTTCGGCAGTCCCTGGTATAGAGTTCTATTCCAGGTTAATTTCCAAACTATATAGGCGGTATACCTCATTGTGTCTGTAAATTCTGGAGCAACTGCATTTATATTACTTTCCACAGTTTGACTCCCAGTGCCGGTCTTTAACCAATAACTAAGATAAGAAGCACTATAGGTGTAGGCTTTTACATTGCCTAAATATACTTCGTCATATGTATCTCCGCCTACAAGAATAGAGTCAATTGGGCCTTCACAAAGTGTTTGCACAACCCATAAAACTTCATTATTACTGCCTATCTGTTTATAGTAAGTATCATTGCCTCCAACTCTCCCAGTTCCATATATTACCTTGACAGGTTCGGTAGTACTTCTAGTATTAACTCGGGCACCTTGCTCATAAAATGAGGTATCGTCGCCAGCAGCATCTATAGCCTTATGGCTAGCGTAAGCTCCCGCCGCTACGACTATAAAGGACACGATCCAATACCCTATGCTTACTCCTAATACTTCTGCACCCATCGGTAAGCCCTTTCAATAATAAATATCTTCTTGGTCAAAACTTTAATGTCTCTGTCTCTAATTGCTACAATAGCAGAACCATTCCCTGCGTCTATCCCTAAATGGAGCGGTGTATTTTCTTTTCTCTTCGTTCTTAAAACTAAAATATCTCCCGCCCGTTCAAAACCTTTTTTGATCTCAGTAGTTATGCTGGCAATATACTCATGTGCCAGGTCCATCGTTTTATGAGGATTTAAGGCATATTCTTTCCTGTAGTCAAAAGACACTCCTTTAAAAATGGTTTCAAAAGATATATCCGCACCCAGCATATTTAGATACATGACTATATTAGTGAAGCAGTCATAGCCCTGACTTCTATCAGTGCTGCAATGCTTGAACTTAACTCCCACAAGTAATTTTGATATTTCTGCTAAACTAGTCATTATCCCTTTTGTACTCCCCACCATATTTCTTTATCCACAATTGAAGGCACCCACCGAAAGCCCCCAAAATTATCCGTATTATTGAGGACTATACATCGAGCATAGGTGCGGTCACACCAAGATTCACTCCCGCTATAATGGCAGGGAGAGTCAGAGGTGTCTCCTTTAAATTTTCTCCAGCCACATGAAGGACTATGCAATCGCAGAGCCTTTTGACTCCACTGCACAAATTGACTCACCACGTTTATTTTTAACTTATCTTCTGTCATATTCCAGCCGTCAATAGTACCTTCAAAAACCATTGCACTTGCATCACCCACAAGGGAGCCATCGTCATCTACTAGTACTTTTCTAATTATGGCTAAACTACCCTGAGGAGTACCACCCGCAAAGGCTAAGATCATATCTGGCAAATTAATAACTGATAACTGCACTAATGCTTTATCTACAATTCGTGCCATTGAATATTTTATTGGAGAATATTTGTATCCTGACACAGGAGTATAAACACCCGGAGCTGCCGGATTGGCTGCTGTATCATCTACTGCCTCACCAACCCTTAAAATTAAATCTTCAACTGCCACTGATTTATCATTTGGCACAGCAATCGGAACATCGCAATCTGTGTACCTATAGTCAGTACCGTCGATGACTAATTGAAGTAAATCAAAGGGTCTCAGTTCTCCCTCAGCCAATTTAGCCGCTATAGTTGTGTCGATATCACGCATCGCTATTTAATAATCCTTGTAATTTAACTCCCGTATTGACTAGTCGATCATAAAAATTTTCAAATGAAAGTCTGTCTTCAGCAAACCGGCAAACTACTTTTAATATTCCAGCAAAAGAAAAAGTTATTCTCTGCCCTGCACTGGGCGCGGCAACGAAAGTTACCTTATCTTCACCGTCTGGTCCAGCGCCAACACCAAATGAATAGTCCGAAGGGTCACTTTGACTTGAATCAGCAACATAAAGAGTGTAAGAGCCTGCACTTTTAGAAGGTAAATTAAAAACAGTTGATGACCCATCTCCAGTTCCTACATACTCATGGACATAAGTAAAATTGACTCCCCTTGGCTGAGGATAAAAAAACTTGAAAGCAGAGAAAGCCCCTGCCCTGTCTATGTAATAAGAGTAAAGTATTTGCGCTTCTGTTTTACTGATGTAGTTATACCTCAAAGTGATGAGTCGTTTTGGGTAAAGGTTTTTTTGCTTTCTTTGCTCTTGACCCAACTCATCAAAAGTAGATATTAGTGTTTTAAATTGGAGTTCCTCAATTACCGGACTCCCAAATGGTACGCTGCTTATAGCTGGAAATGTAGACATTTATTTTACTCCCTTAGTAATGACTGCAACCCAATATCACCCTCTGTCAAGGCAATTTTAATTGGTTGTAAAATAGCATCAGGGTTTCTTTCTGTTAACTCCATAAAACTCAAAGCATCCACGGCATTTATATTCATGTTCTCCCTCTGTAGTTATAGGAGCATTTCTGCCGTTATCATTTACAGGTAAATCAATAATTGGTTTTATCTCTTCTCCTCTATCCACAGATTCAACTTCACGAGTCATTTGAAGTGGCTCTATTCCTTTAAATAATTCCCTCAAATTTAAGCCCTCCACCTCTGGAGGTTTAACTTGAGTCATTTCAACTACCTGTTTTTTACTGTCCTCCATTTTAGGCATATGTATAACTGGAGGCTCTACATTATTAACTACATTCACCGATGGCGCGGCAACCTGTGTTTCCGCCTGAGCAATATCTACATTTGCAGGTTGTATATCATTCGTTATATTGGGCGGAGCTGCTTGAGGAATTGCTATCTCAGGTAATTCTATATTCGGTGCCTGAATAGAGTTAACCACATCTACAGAAGGTATCTGCGGAGCAGTTATCTCCGGGATATTTACCGGAGGTGTAGTTAAGTTATTAGTTATGCTTGGAGCTGCCGCAATTGGCATAGTCATAGTCGGTCTAAAGATTAAAGGTTCTGCTTCTCTTGCTTCTGGAATATTTATAATTGGTTCAAACGATAATGGCTTTACTGCATCGCTTTCGGGGATAACTATATCAGGAGGCATTATAGTTGGCGCAATAACATCTGGTACAATTATCTCAGGGACTATTACTTCGGGAATAACTACATCCGGAATATTAATTTCTGGAACCACCATATCGGGTATTCTTATGTCGGGTGCCGTCATTTCTGGAATGACTATATCAGGCATGACTACATCTGGAATAATAATTTCTGGAGCCACCATATTAGGAGCAATAATTTCTGGAGCAATAATCTCTGGAACCACTATGTCAGGAGCAATAATTTCTGGAGCCACCATATTAGGAGCAATAATCTCAGGAGTAGCTACATCAGGAATAGTTATGTCAGGAATAGTTATGTCAGGAATAGTTACATCAGACATTATTATATCGGGTGCTGCAATATCTAGTGTCTTCATCTCTGGCATTACTATATCAGGAATATTTATAATAGGCTTAAAAATAGGTGTCTTTACTTCTTCCGCTTTAGGTAGTACTGCTGTGACCCCAAGTCCACCGCTTGTTTTCGCCAAAGGCATAATTGCCTCTGGCCCCTTTTCTGCCATAACCCCAAGCCCACCTGCATGAGCGAAAGAAGTCATTTTGGGAACTACTCCACCAACGCCGCCCTCCTCAAAATAATCCACCTTTGGTTTCGTAAGTACCGCCCCTTGCGCCGCCTCATCTCTAAAACCTGTTGCTATAGAGGCAGGACTGAGTACTGCACCTTCACTCGCTGCTCCCACACCAAATAATCCAGAAGCTGCTTTTTGCAGAGCATTGAAAATAGCCTGCTTAATTATCATTGAAGCTAAATCTCGGAGGATACTCTTCGCCATATCTCCAAAGGCTTGTGCCAGTGACTTCGTGCCATCTATTATATCCAAAATGCCACTAGTCATTGAGTTAGCAATTGCACCATTTGCTTGTGTCACCAGCCTCATCTGCTCAAGTTTTTCTTCTTCCGCTTTTTTCAATTCCTCATTGATCAGTAGTATTTCATCTGCCGCCTGCCTCTCTGCGGCCACCTTCATCTGTGCTGCCTTCTTGTGTTGACTAACTACCTCCGTGTCCGTTGCTATTTGCTGAGAGGGAAGTTCCAAATCTTTTGCTGCTTTACTTACTTTTTGAAAGTCCCAATACTCTTGAAGTTTTACAGGAATCTCTATCGGCTCTGTAAAAGATGAAGGACGCGGAATGTCTATATCACTGACCTTGAGAGGCTCAATAACTGTTTTTATTTTAATTTCCTTCGCCTTTAATTCTTTATCATAAGGGTCAGAAAAATCAAATTGAGATACCGGCTCTTCCCTGATTATTTTTGCAGTTTCATCCCATGTTTGTTGAAATGAGAAAAGTCTATTTTTTGCCCTGATCAACGCAGATTCTAAACCTTTGAGCATCCCAGCTTTAGCAGCAGGAGCAGCTTTGAGGTTTCTCACCTCTTCCATTGCGGTCTTTATATCTAAAATTTGTTTTTCGACAACTTGCTTTGGATTCATGCCTGCAAATGATGCCGCAACTTTGGCAAACCAATTTGCAGCTTTCACTAGTGCCCCAGCAAGAGAAACCCATTCCTCCTTATTATCTCTCACTGTTTTGGTAAGTTCCCTGAGATCGTCCTTTAAACTAGTCGCATTAGAAGTAAAGGCGTCAATAGCTATACCTTCAACCGCAGACTTTAATTCCTTCCAAGCTCCAATGACTGTATCTCGCATTGTGTCTGCAAGTTTTTTAGCTTCACCCGCCGCACTCATATTCGCTGCGGTTAAACGCTCGACGGTTGGAATTATTCCTTTTAAAATAAGTGCTGCCCGACCACCTCGTTCTCCAAACTCCTTCATTACTTTCCCAGTGTCCCAACCGGCAGCATTCATTGCCCTCAAAACATCTATCAGTTGAGCACCCGCACCAAGCCCCAATTTCTTCGCCACCTTTTCTACACGACTGAAGGCAAAGGATAACTGCGTACCTGCCATACTCCCCTGCACACCTGCATTACCAAGAGCACCAATCATACCGGATAACTGCTCAATGGAATACCCATAGGCATTAGCTTTAGGGGCAGCATAACGGAAGGAGTCGGCCAGCATTTCCATATTGGTATTACTACGAGTTATTGTAGAAACGAAGACATCATTGACTCGTCCAAGCTCACCAACATCCAATTGCATTGCAGTCAAAGCATTAGAGGCAATATCTGCACTTCTTGCTAGTTCAACTCCACTTGCTGTAGCTAAGTCAAGCACTCCAGGTAAGGCTGCAATTGCTTTCTCTGCACCGAAACCTGCCATGCCAAGAAACCGTAAACCTCCTGCCGCTTGACTAGCCGTGAACTCTGTGGTTTCACCTAACCGCTTTGCTGTTGCACTTAAAGCCTCAAACTGTTTATCGGTGGCGCGGGTGACTCCCCGAACTGCCGCCATTGACTGCTCATATTGAGCGCCGATGCTGATGATCCTTTTTGTGACCATTACAGCAGCGACACCGGCGGCACCAAGACCAATCGCCGCAAACATTCCCTTCATGCCAGAGGCAACTTTTCTTCCTGCCTTTTGCGCAGTCATTCCCATGCGGGCGGTAGATGCTTTGACTTTCCTCTCTGCCTTCAATAAATCTTTAGTGAGAGGAATTACATTCCCACCAACTACTACTTCAGCTTCGCCGACTCGGAACGCCATTATTTTTTCCTTAACTGCTCATCAGATATTTTAATAATAGCACTCAAGCAGCGCTCTTTATTCTGTACTTGAAGCATTTCCATTAGTTTAACTACAAAATTCATATCAAGACCTATATACTGCCCTTGCTCATAACGTCTATGATTTATGGCAAAAAAGAAAACCTTTGCTATATCTCGGTTTTCCTGCAAAAGCTCGGGCCAGCAACTTGCACATGGCGGTTCCCAATCCCAATCTTCAAGCCCTTTTTCTTGTCGTATTTTGTAAAGTGCTTTACAGTCATCACATTTACCTTTGTAGAAAAAGTGCCCCGCTATGTGCTTAGTTAGTTTCCCTCCAAATCCTCTTCGTGCTTTTCTTCCTCTGCATTTATAGTTCTGATACACTTCATTACATAGGAAGAAAACGGCGGGGATGTCCGCATCAACACCACCTTGTTTTCAGCCGTGCATGGAATCTCTACTTCTTTTGCGTCTACAACTTGACCCCATTCCCTGATGCAGTAATCCCATGTCAACTCAAATTCCTTCTCTTCCCCACCTTTTTTAAAATCAAGATATTCAAAGCGGGTCGGAGGCGAACCTTTGACTTCAACTCTTTTAGTGCGGCACCTGTTTGTGATTTCCTCTAGCTTTTGGTTATTCAGAACTCGCAAAACAATAAATCCCTCACTTTTATCAACTTCGTTGAAGAAAAAAGTTACGCCTGGATTTGGATTTTCTAAGTCAATCTTCATAGCCATTTTAAAAAAGCCTCCTTTTTGGTTAACTGTTAACTACTTAAATTAACTCCATGGCCCCGCTGATCTTAGCAGTAAAGCTGCACTCGACCATACCATCTTTACTTCCTTCGACATTCCATTGAGTGATGTAGACATAACTCGCCGGATTCGTAGTCGTCGGAATCCAGTAGCTATTGGCATCCACATAAAAACGGATGTCTGTGACCTGTGTGTCGTTGAGGTTTGCCGTTCGTAAAACATCCTGACCAGTACTGTCGGCGGGGTCATACAGGCCATTGAAAGTTAGCTCACCGCCATCTTTCAGCCCTACTTCCCATTGCTTCCAGTCATCACCGAACTCAGTTGATTCAAGCAGGTCGGTATCGACTCCTGAAAGAGCAACAGTTCCCATGCCAAGTATCTTGGTCGCACCTAGTGTAACTTTACAATTTTTTCCAGCACCAAAACTCATAACTTATCTCCTGATGCCTCCTCGTGTTTTAGCTTCATCAACTTTTTGAAAAGTGTATAGAAGCCTCTGTTAACTGCTAGTAAAGCTAAATGGTCAATCATAATGGAAGTATCAACAAAGATACTCACGCCCATATCCTTTAGCTTATAGCAAATATTTATATCCTCACCGGGACCAGCTTTACTAGTCCCAGATTGTTTTACATGACTTAAATCCTCAAACCACGGAGGAGACAACT